ATCGATTGGGGTGACTGTTCCGCCACCTCCATTCGATACCAGTCTTGTTCCAAGAGCCAGCGTCACAGGCTTAAGAGTTGATCACTCCGTTGAACGCGATCACCTGACCACCAGTAAGCTGGAAGCTCTGGATCGGTCCAGGAAGCGTGATGCCAGCAGGAATGGTCGTTCCACTCCAAGTGCCAGTGATGTTGTTACCAGTGATCGAAGTAAAGGTGGTAGGGGCAACCGTGGTAATCGCCACAAACGGGCCAGTGGTCAGTGTAGTGGCCGTCACGAGAGCGAAGCCCGCGACCCCCATCGAATACTCAGTTGCGAGATTTGCATCAATACTCATATATCCCAGATCTTCCGAATTTGATTCTTTGTGAAAGTGCTTTCAAAGCGGGAACCCTGACGGTCTTCCATCCGGCTGAATCCCTGCTTCACCTTGTCCTTGAGTTCGGCTTCGCGGGCAAAGCCGGTGACCCCGAAGCGGGCCACCGGCTGCCTGTTCCACCGCTTCCCATCAAGGACAACAGAGTCAGTACCCATCGGAGCGATATGCTCGATGGACTGACCATTGTTCTCGAAGGTATAGATCGGCATGTTAGGACTCCATCTCGCTGTCGTACTCCTCAACCATCTTACGCATACCCTTTTCGTCCATAGGCTCCTTGGAAGCCATGGCCTTCTCGCTCTTGTTTTCGTACTCAGCGGGCATACCGTTCACGCTCCGAATCTCGACATAAGCTTCGCCGTTATCGAGCTTCTTGAGAACACCGCGAACATCGTCGAGAACCACTTCATCACCCACTTCAGGCATGGCCTGTTGGCCATCTTCCATGTCAGTGGAAAGAGCCTCGACCGGAATAGAAATCATGGGCGCATTGTTGTCAGCCTCTTCACATCCGCAAGCGGAATGAGAAGGGGCACCACCGATTGCTCGATGATGCCCCTTTGGGCTGACGGCAATCACCATGATGGTGGCCGTCTTGGGTCGCATATTACAGCGTGGAAGAGGTCTTAGTACGATGGACCAAGTACCAGGTCGGGTTACCAGTAGAACCCGTGTTACCAGCAGCCAGACGGAGCGTAGCGAAGTACAGCTTCACACCAACGGTGATGAGCTGGTTCAACGGATCGCTCTTGTCGGGGGTGTCAGTGATAACGATCTTCGGAGACAACGGATCATCACCGGTCAGAGCAGGGATACCGAACGACTCGTTACCACAGAAGAACGAGGCGATGATGTCCTTGCTGACAGCGAGACCGCCACCAGCGGAGGTAGCCTGATAAACGAACTCATCGGCAGCGGTGCCGGAACCGGTGCTGACAAACGAGTTGGTCTGCGCCCTTGTAGAACGGCGTACCCTTGTTGCCGTAGTTGGAGGCATTCAACCAATCGGCATCGCGCATCAAGTCGCGAGCAACGCGAGGATCGGTCGCGAGGACGTAGCCACCGTTGATCATCGGAGCGCGATTGCGCTTCAGTCGGGTCATGGAATCGAGGACAGCCGAAGCGGTCATCGTGGTGTTGGCAGCAGTCGTGTCGCTGTTCAACGCAGAGAAGCTCTGGGTGGTCAGCGTAGCAGGGTTACCGTACACCTTAACACCACCGGAGCTGGCCACAGTGTTCACAGCGTCCGAGTTATCAAACGTACCACCACCCTCGGCGGCGGAACCGATGGACGAACCGCTGGCGGTGAGGTTGGAGCCAACCAGCGTGTTACGAATCACGGAGTCAACCCAGAGGGCCATGTCCAAGCCAGAGGTCTTGGTGGCCTGCTGGAGCGAGTTGAACAGGTCCGTGGCGCGGAGGATGTCGGTCAAACCGATCACCTGACCGTACTGGGCGAGCGACTTGCTGAGGCTGTTCAGGGCCAGAGCGCGGTAGTTCGCGGAGCTGATGGCCGTACCCTCGGAGCTGATGGTCTGGACACCCGAGACGCTCGGCGAACCGAAGCGGAACATCGTGATGGCCTTGTTACCATTGTTCCGGGGGATCGGAGCCTTCATGGCGAACTGATCCAGGATGGTCTCCTGCTGGACGATGGAGAGCAGCTCCTTGCTGAAGTAGTTCTGGAACTGGCTCGTGAGCGTAGTTGAAGTAGTTACGGGCATATTTTAGTTGTGGTTGTGCTATTAGCCTTCGTCCCGGTCGAACTCTCTCGTCGCTCGCATGAGCGCGTCCCTTTGCTCCTTCAGGGATAGCTTGGAGAAATCCTTCTCTTCAGCCTTGAGTTGTCCTGCCGGTACGCTTTTACCAATAGCGGTCTTCTGCTGGAGCTTACTGAGTTGTTCTTTCAGAGACTTGTTCTCGGCTTCCATCGACTGAGACCGTTCGGCTGCATTCTGGAGCTTCACAATTTCGACAGCGTGGACAAGTCCATCAGGAGTCGCAGTGAGCAGCGGGAAATTATTCAGAAGCTGAACAGTACGCTTGTACTCAGAGCTGTTCTGATCTTTCAGCCAAGCCTCCTTCTCGGACAGCTTGCCGTAGTTTTCAGCCCATGACTTCTGGAACTGCTCCTGTTGAACCTTCTGCTGTCTTTCACCAGCCGCTTTGCGGACATTATCAGCCTTAGCTCGCGCTGCCTTGGCCAACTGAGAATCGCCATCAGCCTCAAACTCCTTGGCCGCAGCCTCGTAGTCATCAGCCGTATAGCCCTTCTCGTCCCGATGAGAATTGGTTTCGGTGGCCTTGGATTGCTCCCGGCTCCTGCTCCATTCCTCACGCTCACGCCTCACCGCTTCGCGCTCAGCCTTGAGGGCCTCCTTCTCAGCGTTGATTTGTTCCCAGGACTTCGCCTTTCGGTTCTGTTCCTGAGCGAATTTGCTCTTCTCCTTATCAACCTTCGGCTCGGTCTTTGTCGCCTTCGGTTCCGTCTCTGACTTCGTGCTTACTTCCTTCTCGCCACCATCGAACTCTTTGCTGGCGGTCACCTCATTAGAGGATTCCTGCTCAACCGGAGCTGACTCGTTTGATGTTGGAGTCTGCTCCCTTGGCTGGCTGTCAATATCGACACCGGCATCGTGATCTCTGGCCAACGCGAGTAGGCCATCTGCACTCATTGATTCGTCTGACATATTGTGCTTTTACTCGTTTGCTGGTCCGCACAGACCGGCAACCGCAACTTTGATCCTATGTGTTCGTGGCAGAATCTGGATCATCATCCTGCCCCGTAATTGATTCCTGATCGGCCATCACTTCGATGACCTTCACAAGACTGGCCTGACCCATTGCAAAGCCTGACGAATATTGCAAATGGTTTCTATCAGTTATCGCAGAAGCATTCTGCATAAGCACAGTGTTTAACAGTGCGTCCCTGAATCGTTTGCCAGTATCGCTATTGAAGAAATTATTGAGCGTGATCGCGTCCTCCTTACGCCAAGGAAGCGGATCTACCCATCGTTGATGCCGCGCAAATGTCCACGCGGTACGGACTCGTGCGAAGAAGCTGATCATTTACTTGCTGGCTTTCTTTCGACCGGCAGCTTGGCGGCGCATGAACTCTGCGGCCCCCAGCTTCTTGCGACCGATATAGGCAGCAAGTGCGCGAGGATCATCGGCCCCTTCCTTACGGAGTTCGTTGGCCAGTTTACTGAACTTGGATTTCTTCTTCATGTTAGGAAATGGGTCGCCACGCCTTGCAGGACCACGTTCTTGGCTTGGTTGGATCTTTCGCCGTGTCGCAATTATGCCGCGCACGGAAGCTCTTGCGCCGTTCCGGGTCCGATTTCTTGATGGTCATGTCGGGATCACCGAATCGCACCTTGATGACCGTTCCCTTCGGGTTCTTCACATAAACCGCACTCTTCTTCTTCTCACCCGGAGTGTAGAAGGGCTTGTTCAGAGTGACTGTCTTGCCTTGGTATTCAGCCATATCAAGCCTGTCCTCCCGAGAACAATGGCGAAGCCTGAATATCCTTCAAGCTTTCCGGTTTCTTGGGCTTCTGGAACCGAATCTTCGGAGCAACACCCTCTTCGAGTGCCTCCATGATGATCGGTCGCGGTTCATCCGGCAATTTCGGTGCGGTTTGCACCACCACGGTGGTCACGATTGGGTTGTTCATGGCTTTGAATTCACCGCACCAGTCTTCATCTTTCATAGTAGGCCAGCAACTGGGTCTACTGCTGGGCGGATACCTGCGGCAGGTCTTATCCGCACTGAAAAACTGGCAGTCTTTGCAAAAATTCATCACATCTGAGGCTGCTGAGCCATCGCCTGAGCTTGTTGCTGCTGCTGACTAGGAAGGAGACCGCTACTCGTAAGGAATGTTTGGATCTCCTTCCGCAATTTCCGCGCTTCATTGGTCGCCACCTGCTCGTAAGCCTGCAAGAGGCTGTCCAAACGCATCATAAACGCGTTCTGTGACGCCGGACTGAACTGCTGACCCTGCTGGATCGCCCCATTCAGGTACTGCATCAGCACCCCAATGCGCCCAGCGTAGTTCTGCCCCGGCTTCGCGGGCACCGGAATACCCACCAACAGCGTCGGAATCGTCTTGGTCTCGTCCTCCAGCTCGTCCTGGGCCTTCTGACCCGGATCACGGATCAATTTCTTGATCAAACTCGGGTCATCCAGCTCCATGATGCTCTTGTCCAACGCCACCTGATCCACCCAGGGCGAGTTCATAAACAACTGCTTACGGCTGATGGCCTGCTGAACCATCATCTGGCGGCTCACCATGTCCATTCCACCCTTCGGTTCCAGCTCGTACTGATCATGGAGGGCCACAGGGTCCGCATCCAACGAGTCCTCCGCAAAGCAAATCCACCGTGTACGCCGGGACCACGAAATACATCGGATCAATCGCCTCGAATCCCACCCGCTTATCACCCGGATTCCAGAAGCACTTCATCACCCCACGCCCGCTCATCACGCTGCCCATCGCGTAGTCCGGGCTACCGATCCGGTTCTCCGCAATGGCCCGCGTCTGGTTCAGCTCCTGATCAAAGCTCACCGGAGGCTGCGGCATCTGCACCGGAGCCACGCCATACGGCAAAATCTGCCCCGGCTGGAACCGCAGATTGATACTATTCGGCAACTCCCGCTCCGCACGGAACAGCGGGCGGTTATACAGCGTCATCGCGTCATGCTTATGATTCCACATCGCGGTCATGCTCAGCTCGAACGCCGCCAGAATCTCGCACACGCCTCTTGGACTGAACCAGCCCTTGTCCTTGATCTCATACGGGAAGTCCACGAACGGCAACTGGTTATGCTCATACGGCAACTCCATTGGGTCCCGCAGATCAAGATCCAGCGCCGCAGGGCTGTAAGTATAAACCTCCCAAACACTCACGCCATCCGTGGTCGTGGTGTAAGTAATACCCTCGCGCAACTGCTTCGCATCATCCTCGGTCGCCGCCCCCGGAATGTTATCATCCTCCTGAGGGTTGCCCCGGATCTTCTCAATCGTCTTCGCATCGCTCTTCCACCCAAGCTGAGCCGCCACCCGCTTGTAAGCCGGAACACTCATCGGCATCACATGCAAATCCACCGTGTACGCCGGGACCACGAAATACATCGGATCAATCGCCTCGAATCCCACCCGCTTATCACCCGGATTCCAGAAGCACTTCATCACCCCACGCCCGCTCATCAGCGTGTAATCCACCCAGCTCAATACCTCATCAATGAAGTTGGTCTTCTCCCGGATCTTATAATTGAACCAATCCTCGGCCACCTTCGTATACGCATTCAACTGCTGGCGCATCGGCACAAAGCTGGCCACAACATCCATACCCAGAGCTTGCTGGAGGAACAATGGTTTGAGCTTCTCAATCGCCGTATCAATGAGCGGCCAATGCAGATCCGCCGCCTTCGGCCAGGGCTTATTCACACGGCGCAACCCATTGTGGCGTAACTCATACCACCTCGTCTGCCTCAGCTCCCACGGACTGCGTTGGCTCACAGCCTCGACAATCTGGCCCTGCAACGCGTTCCGCTGTTTATCGCTCATCATAAAATCGTTGTCCTTTCCTACCCCCCAACATCACATCCAGCAAGCGCAACCCCTTTTTCGCTATGCTCTAGTGGGCCAATCTCATCCTCCAACCTCTCCATCAAACTCCTACCATCCTCGTTCACCGCCCTCAAATACTCGTCCATCCGCTTCCCACCACCACCACAGAAAGCCAGTACCACCGCATCCGCCCGATCAGGACTATTCACCCCACGCGCCCGCAGCTCATCCTTCCCCTCCAGCGTCAACTTCCCCTTCCCATTAGTCCTCACCTTCCGGCTCACGAACTGCTGCAACAGCACCTCATCCGTCCCCACCGGTCCCAGATTCACCTTACCCTCCTCCACCATCCGCCCGAACTCAATCCACATCTCCGCCGCCCGATTCACGAACTGATCATCCCGGATGGCCCGCTCACCAAAGTTCACCCGCCGCACATCCCAACCCTCCGCCCTCAGCGCATCACACATCACCACACCCATGCCACCCACATCCGCATAAATATCCTCAGCCTTCAATTTCCACTTCCTGAACTCCGATATGAACCTACCCACGCTGGCCATCGTGTCCTTATCCCTCCAGCGGACCAGCCCCTTAACCGTATTACCCTGACGCACCACCATCACGCTCTCATCCCCGCCCGCGCTGAAATCACAACCCGCCGTCAGCCGGTGCCCTTCCAGCTCCTCCTTGGGTGGGCCAGAAACAACCTTCTGCCAGTCGGATGTTTTGACCGCCGTGAGACTCCCATCATCCTCCATGAACTCCGCATAAATCATCGACCGGACCAGCGGATGACCCTCGCCCCACCTCGCGAACTGATCATCAATCCACTCCTTCCGAATATGCGGGCAATCAAACGCGGTAACGGTAAATGTCTGCCACTTACCATCGTTCCGCCTGAATACATCGTAGAAATACCCGGAGCTACCACCAGGACTGCTCATCAGCAACGTCCGCGTCGGCTGGCACCGCTCCATCGACTGGAAGATCCCGTCCGGCACCGCTTTCGCCTCGTCCACAATATACATCAAATCACCACTCGGACCCTGCACATGCCAGCCCTCCGCCTTCTCAGGGTTGCTCGCCGAGAACCCAATACACCGGCTCACCAACTCCTGACCATCCACTTTTTTCGGGTATACATAGCGGATCTCGCCATCCTTGATCGAGAAACCATTCTCCTCTCCTCCCAACCCATTGATCATCTTTCGCAAATGCGGCCACAGAGCGTCGGCCACCTGTCGATATACACCAGCGGTGCAAACCACCAAACTCCCCGGCCAGCGGAGCATGTGCCAGATCACCGCACTCGCGGCCACCATACTCGTCTTGCCAGAACCATTCGCCGCTTTCAAAGCCACCTTCGAGTGCTTCTCATTCAAAGCCCCAAGCACCTTCTCCTGCCACGCATAGGTATCGC